TGTTACAGCGGCCACGGTTAATAATGGGGGGCAAGGTTATACGACAGGTAGCACTGGTTTGACCCTTCCTGCGGGTTATGGCGGTGCCACGGTTGACGTTCTTACTGTGAATACTGCCTTTGGATCCGTATCCGCCGTTACCGGCAACTACGGCACCCAAGTTGGTCTCACCATTGGCGATACCGCTGCTCAGCTCAACACTCAGCAGTCTCTGCTGGCCGGAACTTACTTCAATGTGATCGGCACCGGATTCGCTCCCGATGGAGTAACTCCTGTTGTTGCTGGTGATCGTGTGGCTCTGACTTACGACGGAAGCACCTACACCTGGGTTGTTGTCGCCGCCGCTTCGGCTGGTGGAGATCTCACTACTGTTGGACAACCCTGCTATGGATCACAAGTTGAACTGACCTTCTCACCAGAGGCAGCACCTCCGACCTCCCTGTGGCGTTTTGATGCCATCACTTCTACTGAGATCATCAGCGATGCTCTCCGTGGAGTTGGTTTCAATGGCGTTCCCCAGGCCGTGTTCATCGAAGCGGGTATCGACAACGTGAACCGTTTGTCAACGGATTCTCAGAACTACTTCAACCCCTTCGGTTTCATTGCCTATTATGGCCCCTGGATCGAAAATGGTGCTGGCCTGTACATTCCCCCGTCACCCTATGTGACTGGTGTAGCCGTTCGTCGCTATCGCGCCGAAGGTTATCAGTTCCCGCCTGCTGGTGTCAAGTATCAACTTGCCGATGCCGTTTCGGCTCAAATCCCCATCAACTCGGCTCAACAGAATCTGCTCAACCCCGAGGGTTGCAACGCGATTCGTACGCTGCCCGGATATCCGCAAAGCGCCGTGTTCATCTGGGGTGGACGCACTCGCGTCAACAGCGCCGATGCTCAGCAAAAACTGTACCAGTTTGTCAACACTCGCGTTATCCTCAACGTGGTGTACGGCTCGCTGCGTACCGCTTTCGATAGCCAGATCTTCAATGTGATCGACGGCTTCAATGTTGTATTCAACCAGATTATCTCTGTTGGAAACAGCATTCTGAACCAGCTGTACTCTCGTGGTGCTCTGTTCGGTGCTCGTCCTTCGGATGCCTTCCAGGTTATCTGTGATGGACGTATCAACCCTGCTACCGATTTGGAAAACGGTATTGTGAACGCCAAGGTGTTCGTGACTCCTGTTCCAACTCTGGAACGCATTCAGATCGACCTCATTCGTGTGGCCATCGGTCAAATGCAGAATGAGCTGGATACACAAGGTCTCGGTGGAGGCTGATTTTAGGTGATGCACTTAGAGAGTCAAACAATGTATAGGGACCTAAACCTCAGACTACCCGAGACTCTCTTTTTTCACCTTGAAAGACAAGCGGAGGAGCAAGGAATCTCTCTCGAGAACCTATGCTTCTCCCTCCTTTCTGGGCAGAAACAAGAGTCTGCACTTGTCGACCCAACCTACTATCAGTCTATGACCCTTGATGTTCTACGCAAGGAAATACGCAAGGTCATAGAGAGTGATTTATCGAAAGATGAAGTTAAAAAGAGAGTAAATGCCTTGGAGTTTCAAATCTCTCGCAGATATATTAGATGAATAACCCCGACGTTTTATCTCCCTCTATACGTGGAATTTCGTATCCGTTGACAGTGGTGAATGGTAATCTGGCCACTAGCACAGACTACTCCCTCGTTAGTCAGCAGATCCGTAGCATACTAGAAACCAGGTACTTCAACCGAGTATTACGTGCAGAGTATGGTATCGGTGAGTATGTTCTTGAGATTTTAGACCCTGGTCAGATAAACTCAGCAATACAATACAGCATTTTACAGAACGTGCAAGGTTTAACAAGTCTCAGTGTAAATGGAGACTGGTATAGCCAAGGCGATGACGGATTATATAAAGTTTACATCGACTATGCTGTAAACGGCATCCCCCAACCCCCACTAAACTTCACCCTGGCCAATTAGCCGGGTAAAACTAAGCAACATAGGGCAAATCACGAGAGACTTGGATGGCACAAAGATTCAAGACAGCACCAGTCCCGTCGGGTGAAGTCGCAAGGTATACGAGCGATCCATATAATCTATCGTCCATCTATATGTTTGGCAGTTCCTCTCCCTTTACAGGGCAGGGGAATACGATCGTTCGCCCTCAAGACGACTTACTCATTCAAAAAGGTGGCAACCGTGCCCTTGTTGTTTACCAACGGTTGCTCTACGATGAGCAGGTCCAAGCATCATATATGAAAATGATGCAGGAAGTTACTGCTAGACCGTGGTTCGTACAAGAATATTCTGATAAACCTGGAGACCTTGCTGTTCGCGATTTTGTCGCTGAGGTCCTCGAAGAAATGCCCCTTGACGATATCTATAAAGGCATGGGGGAATGCCTGGTCACCGGTTTCTCGGTAGGAGAAATCATGTGGAAGAAAACAAAACGCGGGGTCATTCCCTTTGACGTTCGCATGCGCGATCAACGGCGATTTGTATTCCAAGAGCAAGAAGATGCTCAAACTGGTTTTACGATGCGTTGCCTTACCTTCAACCGTATGTTTGAGGGTGTTGAGTTGCCTCAGCGAAAGTTCATTGTTTCTCGATATTGGGTTTCGCATAACGGGGATCCTTACGGTTCTGCAATGGGTCGGATTCTCTACCCCCTCGTTAAGTTTCGCCGCCGAGCCATTGAATCTTATGTACTGTATGGGGACCGCTACGCTACACCTACTGCAGTTGCAAAAGCGCCTCTGTCAGCAAGCACAAGGGAGTTAGATACCCTATACGGTCATCTCTCCAACTTAAGTCAAGAAACGGCAATGATTTTGCCCGAAGGGTATGAACTGGAGTTTGTAGTTCCTCACGGGTCACCAGATGTTTTCAAAACGTTGATTGACTATATCGACAAGGAAATCTCCCTGATTATTTGCGGTGAGAACGAAGCGGGTCAGGCAGAAATGGGGTCGCGTGCTTCTTCTCAGATTGCCAACCAAGTTCGCGTAATGCGTGCGGCTGAGTTATCAGAGATGTTGTCTCACACACTCACTCAAACACTCGTTCGTTGGATTGTCGATCTGAACTTTGGTGTAGATGTTGCTGCTCCCACACTGTCAAGGGAATTTAGGATTGAGCAGTCCTCTCTAACAATGCCTGATGTTTCTCTAATGATTCAGTCGGGATACACCCCTCGAAAAGAGTGGATCGAACGTCACTTCCGTGTTGAGTTAGAAGATAAGTCTAACCCTCAAGGCGCTCAACAAGAGGGTAGTCAAACTGGAGAAACAACTTATAATCCTCAGCAAGATCAAGATTTGTACGGGTCTATCTTTGGAGGAGGGTCTGATCAACCCACTCCCGGTCAAGATCAAGCTGCCGCTCAGGATCTAACCGCAGCTAATGACGTGACCAATATGCCTGCTGGAGCAGCACCAGAAGAGTCACAGTCCGATACAACTGATGACCAGTGGATGAGTGACGATGAAATTGATAAATTATTGGGTGGGTCAAGTGAGGAGACCCCCCAAGAAAAACCCTTCGGCAATCAAAAAATCACCGAAGACCAAGCTACCCAGATGAATAAGTAGGGTAAAATGTTAGCAATGGGTCACTAATAAACACGGTGTTTACGAAACGCATCCACGTCTTCAAAGCAGGTGATCAGACTTCTGCCCAAGGTGTTCAGAGAAACTTCTCTGAAAAGGACCTGCAGCAGGTTGTCGACACATATGATCCCTCGATCCACGAAGCCCCTCTCGTAATCGGCCATGCCGGTGACAACGATAGTCTCCCTGCCTACGGTTGGATCAAAGGATTCACCAAACAGGGAGACAATCTGTACGCCAACGTTGCCTTTACTGACACAGCAAAGGATTTGGTAAAAGACGGCCATTACCGCAAGGTATCAATCTCGTTCTATTCACCAGATTCCACTATCAACCCACATAAAGGAAAGTGGAGTGCTCGCCACCTGGCATTGCTGGGGGCATCCCCCCCGGCAGTAAAGGGATTAGAGCCCTTCTCATTCTCAGAGGCAGAGGGAGTTTACGACTTTGCTGTAGCTCTCGCTCCTTCGGACATCTTTGATGATCAGCTTGGACCGACAATGATTGTCGAGAAAAGCCCCCTTGAGATGCTTCGGGAGAAACTCGACGCCGTCCGTGAGGATGTATCGAGCGCGGTAAAGGAACTGCAAAGTAACCAACAAACACAACCTACCGAGCAGATGGGTGATGCCGCAGCTTCTTCGGTGATTCAACAACCGGAGACAGCACAAATGGCCAACTCTGACGCTCCTCAATTCAAAGAAACAAGCAAAAACGTGGGTCGCGAAGGCACTGAAATCTCTCAGCAGACGGCTGACCTCGAAGATCAATTTCCGGAAGAGGAATTTATGGACCAAGGTAAAATCAGCCGGAAGCACGTCAAAGGTGCCAACGGCCAAGTTATGCAAGTTGTAGAGAACGTCTACGACGAA